AGCGTTGCGATTTTACACCATCGGCGTACCACCCGGGAAAGAAATGCGTAGCGCCTTTTGCCTTAAGCTCGGCCACCCGCTTTTCAAAGCCAAGCGCTAACAGCGTGCCCTGAACCGAGATGACCTGCCGATTTGAGCTACGGTTTTTTGTTTTCCCTTCAATAGTGATGCATAGGCAACCGTGAAGGGTCTGGATATTGTCCAGTTTGCTTAGAACGAGCGCGAGCAGTGTCCTCTCGGCCGCACCATTTAAATTTTACAAGCAAAATCATACACTTATGCGAGGTTGGTGGACCACTTTGGGGAAACAAATGGAATGATTTTTGGAGTGGATAACTCCATAATGGTGACGATTTAACGTCGCTGCCCGAACCGAGAGAATGTGTTCGTGCCGGTTACGCCCTAGTGACCATGGAACACACAATGTCTCTCGCTCAAATAGTCACCCAAGACGAAGTTCACGACACGCTTGCGCGAATTGTTACCGCGCCGTCCTTCACAAACGTTCAGGACGTTCGTCACGGCTACGATAAAGGCCGCATCGTCGTGTTCGTGAAAGCGGATGGCTTCTGGTATCGCTTACATACCGATCCGCCAAACGCGTCCATCATCGCCGGATTGAAGGCTCGCTCCATCACATGAACACCCCCCAGCGCAAGCAGGGGATGTTCAGCGCAGCACTTCAAAAATTAGGGTTTGACCGGAACGGCGCGCCCGCCGCGTCATCCGAAACAGCAAACGTCGAAACCAAGGGCCAGCTTGCCTCGCCCGATCCGTGGCTGATTGAGCTTCTCAGCGGCGGCATTGAGCCGACGATTGCCGGGGTAACGGTTACGGCAATCAACGCGATGGAATGCGCGCCCGTGCGTTGCGCGGTGCAGGCTATCTCGGAAACCGTAGCGCAGCTTCCATTTGAAGTCTTTGAAGTCGGCGACGACAGCAGCAAGACGCCGCGCGTCGATCATCCGGCTTACAAGCTGATCCGCAATCCGAATCCTTGGACTCCGCCCGCGCTCTTTATGGAGCAGATCACGCGGGACGCCTTGCTACAGCGGTGGGGCGGCTTCGCTGAAATCGTCCGCGTTGACGGCAAGCCCTTTGAGTTGCACCGTCTTGATCCGTTTTTCTCTACCGTTCAACCACGTCATATCAACGGTGAAGCCGAGCCGAGTTATTTCGTCACGGACCGGGGTGTGGTGCGGCAAGTCGGCTACGCCGATATGCTGCATATTCCGTCGCCCTCGCAGTTCGGGTTACTTCACGACGCCAAGAACGCGATTGCGCTCGCAATAGTTTTAGAGCGTCACGGCCTTACGTTGTTCGGCAAAGGTGCGCGACCGGGCGGCATCCTGAGATTTCCGAAGATGCTTGATCCGGCAAGCAGCGCACGAATGAAAGCCAGTTGGCAGGCAGCGCATGGCGGCAGCAACTCCGGCGGAACCGCAGTCTTAGAGGCGGGCGCCGAGTGGCAAGCGCTCGGCTTCACGTCGGTAGACAGCCAATATATCGACCTTCGCAAATTCGCGGTTGACGAAATCGCGCGGCATTTCCGCGTTCCGCCGACATTCCTTTACGATTTCGGCAGGGCGACATTCGCCAACGGCGAACAGATGTCGGGAATGTTCCTGACGTTTACGATTGTCCCGTGGTTGCTGCGATGGGAACAGGAAATCGCGCTCAAACTTTTTGACGAGAGCGAGCGCGCCAATCTCATTGGGGCATTCAATACCAACAATCTGACGCGCGCTGACTTCCTCGCGAGAATGCAGGGCTACCAAGCGGCTATCGCTAGTCGCGTGCTGAATCCGAACGAAGCGCGCTCTTGGGAAAACATGCCGCCTTATGCCGGCGGCGAGAAATTCGAGAATCCCAACACGTCATCGCCGTTGCCCGTGGTGCCAGCATGACCGCGGAAATGACTTACCGCACATTCTTCGGCGATGCTGAACGCGACTTCCGGATCACGCCCGAATTGATCGTTGAGCTTGAACGCAAAACGGACGCGGGTATCGGCGCGTTGTCGCGCCGCCTGTTCAATCGTGAGTTCAAACGAGCGGACATGATCGAAACCATTCGGCTTGCGCTTATCGGCGGCGGCACGTCGCCGAAAGACGCCGACGCTCTTGTGAGTGCTTACGTGGTCAATCGGCCACTCATTGAAAATGTATCCCTCGCCATCGCCATCCTCGAAACGCTGTGGTTTGGCGCTCCCAAGAAAGATGACGGCAATGGACAAGCTTGAACTGAAATCCGCATTCGCGGCGGACGATACCGGCGCAATCGCGGGCAACGCGTGGGTTTTCGATACGCCGGATCGCATCGGCGACATTATCGAAAAGGGCGCGTTCACATTCCCCGCGCGTCTGCCGATTCTTTTCGCGCACGATCCCGCAGAGCCCGTCGGCGTGTGGGATGACATTACGGAAACGCGCACCGGACTATCGGTGCGCGGGCGTTTGCTTGTCGATGACGTGGCGCGGGCGCGCGAAGTTCGCGCCCTGGTTCAAGCAGGTGCCATTACGGGCCTTTCAATTGGCTTCACCGTCAAAAACGCGACAGGCCGCAAGGGCGGCGGTCGCAACATCAAATCACTGGAATTGGCCGAAATCTCCCTCGTCACGGTGCCAATGCACCCAAAGGCGCGGGTCACTTCGGCCAAGTCGGCTTCGGACTTGCTCGCAATCACCGACGCCATCAACCGCGCCGCGTTGGCGTTTCGCACCCAAGGAAACTGAAATGAGTGCTTCTCTGAATCGGATTGAACTGAAAAACGGCGACGATCCTGCCGATGTCGTGACCAAGGCGCTTGGCGAACTCAAAGAGTCCGTTGACGGTCGCCTAAAGGCAATCGAAACCAAGTCGGCTAACGCCGCGAAAGTCACCGACCGGCTCGACAAGATCGAAGCCAAGCTGAATCGTCCCGTCGCGAACGACAACAACGACGCGACGGACGAAACCAAGAAGCTCGAAACCAAAGCGTTCGGCAAGTTCCTGCGCAGCGGTCGCGAGGCTTTGGGCGCGGATGAAGTTAAGTCGCTCATTACCGGCGACGATCCGCGCGGCGGCTATGTTGCGCCTCCGCAAATGTCTACCGACATTATCCGGTTGCTGACACAGTTTTCGCCTGTCCGCGCCGCCGCTCGCGTTGGTCAAACGGCAAACCCGTCGGTGATCTTGCCGGTTCGCACGGCGATCACAAATGCCTTGTGGGAAGGCGAGACGGAAACCGAAACCGAGTCCGATCCCGCGTTCGGGCAGGTTGAAATTCCGGTGTTCGGCCTCAAAACCTACACCGACGTTTCGGTGCAATTGCTGGAAGATGCAGCGATTGACCTTCAGGCTGAACTGAACCTCGCGCTTGCTGAAGACTTCGGCAAGAAAGAGGGAACGGCATTCGTCAACGGTACGGGCGTGAAACAACCGCGCGGCATCATGGTCCATCCGAGCGTGCAATACGTTCCGGGCGGCGATGCCAGCAATCTCACGGCCAACGGCCTCATTGACGTGTTCCATGCGTTGCCGCCGGCTTATCGCGGTGTCGGCGCATGGATGATGAACAGCACCACAGTCGGCGCGGTTCGTAAGCTGGTCACCTCAACCGGCGCTCCGCTGTGGGTCGATTCCTTGGCCGCTGGCAATCCTGCGACGATCTTGGGTCGTCCGGTTATCGAAGCCATCGATATGCCGGATGTTGCGGGCAACGCGTTCCCGATTGTGTTCGGCGACTTCAACAGCGCCTATCGCATCTATGACCGCGTGTCGCTGGTTCTGCTTCGCGACCCGTTCACCCAAGCCACAAACGGTCTCGTTCGCTTTCACGCGCGCCGGCGCGTCGGCGGCGATGTGGCGAAGCCGGAAGCGATCCGCAAGCTGAAGATCGCAACCAGCTAACGGCAGGCAATCAAATGCGGGCGCAATGACGCGCCCGCACACATCATTCAACTTAGGAACCTCTCACTATGCGTGACCTTATTCACAACCAATCTTTCCAGATCGCTTTTGCGCCTGCCGTGGTGACAACCGACACCGCGCAAGTCGGCAACTGGATTAACAAAGCTGGCTTCGATTCGCTCGGCTTCTCGATTTTCACCGGAGCGATGAGCGGCACGCCGACTTTCACCGTTTTGGTGGAGGAAGCGAACGCGGCCAATCAATCGGACCACGCGGATGTTGCCGCTGGCGATCTTGTGAGCCGTGTCGAAGGCGTTGATCCGGAAACAACGGCAGGCAATGACCTCGCCGCCGCCGATGCCGTCACCAAAATCGGCTACATCGGAAATTGCCAATACGTTCGGATCACGGTGACGCCCGCAAGCAACACAAGCACGGCACTGGCGGCAATTGCCACGCTTGGCCATGCGAGCGTGCGACCCGTCGCGTAACACGAATGCGGCACGCGGTTGATGTGAAGTTGGACGGCGTAATTTGTGGAGCAAAGGCCGTCGTTCTGCATCCATCGCTGCGTGCCGCAGCTTACCTCGAACGTCGCTACGGTTTTCAGACTCTCTTGAAAGCTTGCGGCGAGTGCAACCTAACAGTGATTACTGACGTGATTGAAGCTAGTTCCGATTGTCCTGATTTCCTCGCGACCTTAGCGACTGTGCCGTTGAGCATGGTCATGCCGGGAATCTTGGAAAAGTTACCGGCGCACATTCTCGCGCTCGCAGGCGTTGATCCGTCAAACCCGGCGCAAGAGGGCGGCGAAACAATCTCGTTCGCCGATAACTTCAAGCGCTTGTATCGCATCGGCACCGGCTGGTTAGGCTGGTCGCCTGAAACGACGTGGAACGCAACATCATCCGAAATCACCGACGCCTATAGCGGCCATATTGAAATGCTTCGCGCCATTCACGGCGGCAGCGAAGATGAAACAACGCGTCCGACTGAAAAGCCGCAAGACGCAAAGTTTGATCGCGCCGGATTTAGCAAGCTTCGCGGCTTGGGCACGGTGAGCTAATGCCCATGAAAGGACCACGCGTTTGTAACTGCGGAAAGCTTGTTGCGGCTGGCATCGTGTGTGAATGCCAGCGCGAACGCAAAGCGAGCTATGACGCCAATCGACCTACAGCGCGCCAGCGTGGCTATGACGCTAAGTGGCAACGCGCTGCCAAGTCATTCCTAGCGCGTCATCCGTATTGCGCATGCGGCTGCGGTCGCCTTGCCGATTGCGTTGACCACATCACGCCACATCGCGGCGACATGAAACTGTTCTGGGACAAATCGAACTGGCAAGCGCTTGCAAGTTCACCCTGTCATTCGAGCCGCAAGCAAGCGTTGGAATGCGCGTGATGGCAAAGAAAAACAGAACAGCAAGCTTAGTGCGGCGTGACGAGATTCCCGAAGATGCCTTGTGGCGCAATGTAGTCACGCAAGCAATTGAGGACGCGACAATGACCATCCCTCAGAATGCGTGCAACCGGTCACCATCCTACAAGTACCGGCTACGCGCCCTTGAGAAGATAAGAAACCAAGCGCGTCAGTGGGTTGCAAAGCAGCAAGAGGATTTTCGCACGGTATGCGAGCTTGCCGGTTTGGAGGCGGACCGTGTTCATGCGTTCGTGATGGCTAAAATTCGCGAAGCAATCGAGCGCGACCATCAAGAAACCGTCACGCGAAACTTTGTGAAAGGCTCAGACCCGGGGGTGGGCGCGACCTTTTCCGAAGGCGTCGGGGACCGGCGTCCCCGGTCAACGCAAAAAACCGACAAAATAGAGTTTTCGCAAAATGGGGGTTCACCCCAATGAGCGTAGTGCTTCTCGCCGACATGAAGGCCCATCTCCGCGTGGACGTGGACTTCACGACGGACGACGTACTCATTCAAGACAACATTGATGCTGCGGAAGCGTGGATTGCCCAGTTCGCGGGTCGCGCCCTGCAAGCGCAGACAGGGACGGCTTACTTTGACAGCTTCGGCGGCGCGCACGTCGGCCTTGAGCTGCCGGTCATGGGCGTCCAGTCCATTATCAGCGTTACCTACATCGACCCAACGCTGACGCAGCAAGCCCTTGCGGCGAGTAGCTACGTCGCGTTGCCGCTCAACGCCGACGACGCTTCGACGTACATTTACCCCGCGTTCGGCACGGACTGGGCCGACACTGCGCCAATCAAGTCGGCGGTCACGGTGACATTCCAGTATGGATACGCGATCGTTCCAACGCCCTTCCTTGCGGCGATCAAGCTGCTTGCGGCGCATTGGTACGAAAACCGCGAAGCCTCGGTTGTCGGCGTTACGTCGGCTGAGTTGCCACTCGGCCTCATGGATTTGCTCACGCCGTACCGGGTTTGGAGCTTCTAATGACCTCCAAGCAACTACGGCGGCTTCAAAAGCGATTTGAGGCCATCCCAAAGGCCGTCCGTGAGGCAGCCAAGCCCGCCTTGGTGCAAGCCGGGCAAGAGCTTGTGAGCGCCATGCGGACGCTTGCCGAGCCGTCCCGCGACACTGGCGCGCTTATCGACTCGATTACGCTCACCACGGGCGGCAACAGGACGCCGCCGTATTCCGAGCCGGGCGGATCGCGCGTGGTGCCTGAATACGGAGTCGTCGTCACGGCGGGCAATTCTCAGGTCCGCTATGCGCATCTTGTCGAATACGGGACGCGCCGATCAAAAGCCGAGCCGTTCTTTTGGCCCGCCTATCGGTTGCTCAAAAAGAAACTCAAATCGGAGATTCGCCGGGGCATGTCGAAGGCCGTACGCGACTATTGGAAAACCCAATGAGCGCGTCATTGGCCTTTCAGCAAGCGGCGCGGGGCATTCTGGTTGCGGATAGCGGTGTGAGTGCGCTAGTCCCGGCGGCGAACATCCTTGATGCCAACTTTGAGCCAGAAGCGTTCCCGCGCGTCCAAATCGGCGAAGACTTAGAGCTTCCCGCTGATGACGTGGTGAACCGCTATACCAAACTCAATTCGACATTTCATATTTGGACGCGTGAGCCGGGCTTGGCGGTAAGCAAAGCCATCGCGGGCGCGGTGCGCAAGGCGCTGGTCCTCACAAGCTGGACGCAAAACGATTACGTCTGCATTCGCACGATGCTGGTCAGCGTGCGCTACCTGCGCGACCCGGACGGCCAAACGGCGCACGGCGTCATCACCTTTGAATCTCTGATTCAGGATGACAACGCATGACCGGGGTTTTCACGCTGCGGGCCGGATTGCTTGATCGCGAGATTACTCTCCAACATCCGACGACGACAATCGGTGCGGATGGCACGCCCGCGACCACTTGGGCCACTTACGCGACGTTGCGGGCGGAGCGGCTCGAAGCGACCACCGATGAATACGTTCGCAACTACGGTGCCTCCACCGAGCGCATCATGATTTTCCGAACGCGCTATATCGACGGCGTGACGGCGGCCGATCAGATTTTATTTGAAAGCAATCCTTTCGTTATCAAGCAAATCAAAGAGATTGGGCGGCGCAAAGCGCTCGAATTTCGCACCGAAAGGCTTGGCAATGTCGTGCTGCCCATAGGGGGCGGCACGATCACGCCAACATATTACGTCTTGGGATTTTAACGAGGACAAACGATGAAGGCGTCAGACTTCACCTTAGCTACCCCGACAGCCAATGATTTTCCGACGGCGCCGAAAGGTTTGGGCCCATGAGAGGCCGCAAGCCGCAAATCCAAACCGACGGCAATGTAACTTTCTTTCCGGCTCCGGCGTGGCTTTCAAAAGAGGCTAGGGCGGAATGGCGGCGAGTGCTGCCGATCTTGGTTGAGCGCCGGATTTTGACCGACGCCGATCTAGCGAGCTTTGAAAACTACTGCTTGGCGATAGGGCAGGTGCGCCAGTTGGAGCGAATCCTTATGCGGCACGGGCATGTTGTCGAAACCGCGCGCGGCCCGCGCGCCAATCCCGCCGCAAAGCTTCAATCCGACGCGATGACCCGCGCACGCCTATTGGCGTGCGAGCTTGGTCTAACGCCCGTTTCACGTTCGCGACCGACGCCATCCGAGAAAGCCCGTGACGACAGTGCATCCGACTTGGGCCAGTGACGACAGTCCGATAGCGGACCCGGATGGCCGTGGCGAACGCGCCGCGAGGTTTTGCCGTGCGCTTAAGCACCCAAAATCGCGCGCACCCAACCGTGCATTCGATCTTGCGCCGTTTTGGAATCGTATCGTGCGGCGCATCTATGGACCGTCCGATGAAAGCGGCAACCGACTTGTTCGCACGGTCTATATTCAGATCCCGCGCGGCGCACGCAAAACAACAGTCGGCGCGGCGCTTGGTTTGCTGCATTCCTTCGGCCCGGAGCGCATGCCGGGCGGCGTTTGCATCCTCTCGGCAGGCTCAGAGGATCAAGCGCAACTCGCGTTCGACGAAGCGAACAGTTTCATTGCGGCCACTTCGCCCCTCAGTAAGGCGGCGCACGTTGTCGAGTCCGAATTAGAACTAACGCATATAGCGTCCGGCTCGATTTTGCGTGCCATCGCTGCGGATGGCGATGTGCAGCACGGCAAGACGCCGTATTTCGTTCTCATAGACGAATTGCACGTCTGGAAAAATCGGCGGCTTTGGAAGGCGCTCAAAACCGGACTGCTGAAAATCCCGAATACGCTGCTGGTCATCATCACCACGGCCGGGCGCGGCCACGACAATTTGGCCTACGAGGAATATCAGTACGCCCGCAAAGTCGCGAAAGGCGACATTACAAACGAGTCCTATTTGCCGATTATCTTCGAGCCGCCCGCAAAATTCGATTGGCGCGATGAAAAGCTTTGGTATGCCGTCAATCCGGGATTGAAATACGGATTTCCCGACCTAACCGGCATGCGGCAGGCGGCGATCGAGGCACAAGACAAGCCCGGCGATCGCGAAGACTTCCGCCAATACAATCTCAACGAATGGCTTGACCACTCTACCTCGCCGTTTGTGGACATGGCCGTTTATGACGAAGGCGCGCGCCCCGTCGATTTGAACGCGCTCGCAAATCAACCGTGTTGGCTGGCGGTAGACCTATCGAGCAACCATGACCTGACGGCAATCGTGGCCGCTTGGCGCGACGGCGACGACGGCTATTTCGTTCATGCTTGGTTTTTTTGCCCGAAGGACAACTTGCGCCGCCGCGCCGATCTTGACGGCGTGCCGTATGTGCAATGGGCTGCGGACGATTTCATAACGCCGACGCCCGGCAACGTGGTCGATTTCCGTCTGGTTGAAGATCGCGTGCGCGATCTCTGCACACGTTTTGACGTGCGGGAAATCGCATTCGATCCGTACCTGGCCCGCAACATGCTCAATAACCTGCTTGAAGATGGCTTGCCTGCCGTCGAAATGCGCCAAGGCTGGATCACGATGGCCCCGGCGATTAAAGAGCTTGAACGCGCGATCATCGGTCGCCGCTTAAGCCACGGCGGTCATCCCGTGCTGCGCTGGAATTTCAGCAACATCGCCGTCGAAACCGACAAAGCGGGGAACAAGTCATTCCATAAGGGCAAATCGAAAGATCGCATAGACGGCGCGCAAGCGGCGGCAATGGCAATCGGGCGCGCCTTCCATGGCGACACCGGCAAGTCGGTCTACTGCGACGAAGCAGTACGCCCGGCAGGTTTTCAAGTTTGGTGAGATAAGATGGCTGATACTGACACAGAACAACTCATCGTCGCGCTTGAAGCGCGCATTGACGCTTTTGAAAAGAACTTTCAAAAGGCCGCGCAAACCGCGAACACAAGCTGGAATGCTATTGAGTCGCGCGGCAGGCAGGCAAGCGCGCGCATTCGCGCCGATATGGACCGAGCCACCGGCAGCATTGCGAATAGCTTCAAGGGACTTGGCGGAATAATTTCGAGCAACTTGGGCTTAACCGGCGCGGCGGGCGCGGCGGGTTTCCTCGCGCTGGCGGTCAAGATCAACGGCGAACTCGCCAACATGGCACGGCTTGCAAAACAAGCCGAGATTTCCACCGACAAGCTGCAAGAAATCAAGTTCGCGGCCAATTCCGGCGGCGTGAACGACGATGACTTTAACGCCGCGCTGCAACTCTCGCTCGCGAACCTCGAAGAAGCCGCACACAAGGTCAACGATTTGCAGCGGCTGTTCAACGCCAACGGCAAATCAATCCGCGACTCGAATGGCGAGCTAATCAAATTCGACCAGCTCCTATCGGTAGCCGCCGACCTCATATCGCGCGCACCAAACGAACAGGCCAAGGTGCGGATCGCAGAGGTTGTCGGACTCAGTCGTACCTGGGTGCGCGTCTTGGAAGGTGGCCCGCAAGCTTTCCAGAAAACACAGCAAGAGGCGCAACGGGCGGGTGCGGTCATAGATTCCGCCACGATAGCGAAGGCGAAGGAATTTGACGAAGCTTGGACGCGCGCCATTACAAAGTTTAAGGCAGGCGTCGTCGATACGTTGAGCGATCTTGCCCAAGAGTTCGCCGATTTTTGGGGCAAGGTTATCGATTCCGTTCCCGGCGCGTCCTACATCGTCGAAAAATTTCGCAAGATGTTCGGCGGCCTTGAAGGAATGACGATCCCGGAACTTGAAGACGCGTTGAAAAACGCAATCGAGCATGGCGCAAGCAAGTTTGAAATAGACCGACTCCAAGCCGAACTCGACAAAAAGAGCGCTAAGAAGCCGCTGCGGATCGAAGTGCATCCCGAAGTGAAGGGACCACCATCGGTAATTCCGCAAGAGAAGCAAAAAAATGTCTTCGATTTCGCAGTGTTCACGGCCAACAAGCGTATTGCGGCGACCGATGCCGAAACCGCGTCGATTGGCAAAAATTCAGAGGTGCGCGAACGCGCCACGTTGGTCGCGGAGCTAGAGGAAGCGGCTAAGCGGGCCAATACGCAAGCGGGATTTCAGAATGCCGCCGTCACCGATCAACAGCGCGAGAAAATCAATAAGCTTGCCGATGCACTGGACGCGGCGGCGAAGCGGCAGCGCGAAGCACAAGAGCAATTCAAAGCACTCAATGACGTGCTGAAAATGAGCGGCGATGTCGCGGTCGATTTTATCGACAAGCTTGGCGACCGAACCGCCCGATGGTACGACATGATAAATGGCGTCATCGGAATGCTTAAGAAGGCTGCCATACAGGCTGCGGTCCTAGGGACCGGCCCGCTTGCTGGCGTATTTGGAACGGCCAGCACGGTCGCGGGCGGAACGGGCGGCCTCATGGGCATGCTCGCCAAGCTGTTCGGTGGAGCGCGGGCAGGCGGCGGCGACGTTGATTCCGGCCGCGCCTACCTCGTGGGCGAGAAGGGTCCGGAGATTATGCTTTCAAAAGGTCCGGGGACGGTCATTCCGAACCACATGCTCGGCGGCGCTCGCACCACCAATCAAACGGTCCACAATCACGTTGCCAACGTTACGGTCAACGCCAACGGCGGATCACATGAACAAAATCAAGACTTGGCGGAAAAAGTCGGCCGACATGTCCAAGATACGCTGCGAACAATGGTGATGCAGGAGATTACAACCCAGCGAAAACCCGGCGGCACTTTGTTTAGGTGAGGAACACGATGCCGAACACATTTGCCCCTAGCCGGGAAACCAAAACCAAGCCGGACTCTGACGATGGCTACACTCATGCCGTCGCCCGTGTCCGCCATGCCATCAATCAGCGAACACAAGCCGACCTTGAGGCGAAGCTGTTTGCCGACCTCGAATTGGGCGAAGACGCCTGACAAATAAAAATCGCCCTCGTGTGAGAGGTCACGAGGGCGATGTTGCCTGAAACGACTTATGCCGACTACCAAACCAGCAGAAGCCTGAAATGAAATATAGCAGTAGCCTTTCCGTTGCGCACTCAACGTCCGAAAAACAGTGGTCCAAAAAAGTCACCAAGCGCCGTCGTCGCTCTGCCGCGAAGGACCGAAAAGCCATTGTCATAACCGGCACTTGCGCCGTTTCGCCGATTTCGGCGACTTCCGGCCCTTTAGTACCAATTCCCACACCCCACTTATCCACACCTAAAGCGCCTCTAGCTGACGCCTGTGAAGGTAAGTCAGCGCTGACTGACTCAGTGCCAGCTAACGACGACTCTGTAGCGTGTGAAAAGCGCGCGAAAATTCCGGATTGGGCGCACACGACCGATCTTGGCAAAGTCGCCGCTGCTAATCGCGTTCTAAAGGCCACTGGTAGCGGCTACGCTTTCACGCTCAATCTTGGCCCGGCTGAAATTGCCGCCGCCAATGACAACCGCAAGGGCTTTCTGGACCACTTCAAGCGTCGGATTGCGCGTGCCTTCAATCGAGTGCTCGGCTATCAGCCGGACCACTTGATCGCCGTTGGGGTCGCTGCGCTCGACCGGCTGCATCTGCACGGCACTATCGAGGCTAACGACAACAATGTGGACGCCATCAAGGGCGCGCTATGCCGTGCCGGTGGCGTTTGGGATCACCCGCGCGGCAACGAGTATCAGTGCGACGTGCAGCCGCTCTACGATCCCGACGTTTGGACCAACTATATTCTGCGGGATGGACCAAAGGCGCGGCGGCTTATTGCGGGGCGTTCAGTTAGTATAGCCGGGCCACTACGGCGCCGGGCAAGAGAGCTTTGGATTGGAGGGGGAACCAGCGATGCCTAAAGAGTTTCCAAAAATCACAATAAACTTAAACGCGAGGCTTGCCGATTGCAGAATAGTAATCGAAGTCTCGGATTCTTCTAAGGCGTCACTGACTGTGGGCGATTGCGATAGATACGTGAAGGCGTTGCGGAACGTAATCGACGGCAGCTCCCGTGAACGTGTCGAGACAGACAACGGAACCAAAATCGAGTTTGCCCGATTTCAACGTGAAATTACTCTCTCGATTGTTGGTCAAGCATCCTGCAAGCTTACATTGCGCGGCGCTGAAAAACATCTCGATGAAATAGTCTCCTCCAAAGACGAAGCTGAACGCCAATGATGGCTCGCTGTGACGCCAAATCAGTTCTGACTTACTTTGGTGAGTTCAGTTAAAACTGAACATTGCAAAGCGCTTCCGGCTGTGAATCTACTGTCATCTGCGCAACACAGCGCGGGGCAGGGAGCTTTCAATGGCAACGATTATCGGAACGGAATTATTGAACGCGACGGTACGCACGCTCGCAGAGCTTAAGCCGTGTCCATTTGCGGGTAGGGTGACTGAGGATCAAATAAAGCTCGCGCTTTGCGACGGCCTAGACATTTGGCCCGCGTCGATTGCGGATGAAGTGCTGGCGAACGCTATAAGCGAGTTGTGATCCGTCGCCATGGTTTGCCATGGGCGAATGTTCGCGTTTCATCCATGGGGCGAAGACCGTCGGGGTGCGGCAGGCTAGAAACGAGGCGTTCAACCTGCTTGGCCCCTATGCAAAGCGCAATCCAGCTTTTGCCATCATGCCGAACGGCAAGCAGCTAAAGGATTGTACCTTTGAAGAACTACGCAAAATAATAAGCGGGCTTGAACGTGTATACTTGGCGGGGACGGATCAACCAGCAAAACGGCCGCGCCCCGAAAAACGTCGCAAGCTGGTGATCGCGTCGCCACCTGCTCGCTTCCTCTAACTGAGAGAAAATGTGATGAAACATCTTGAGGAACTGGCGCTTCGCGAAATCCGTGTGTTTGACCACTGGACAGACGCCCCTCTCGGGACTCTGCTGCAAATGACCGATGATAATATTCGAGTCATAGGAGTTCGCTCAAGATTCGGATTCAACAATGGATTGAAAGACGGCATCGCGATTGTAAGCGGCGATAGGGCAGGGAACTTCTTGTTTGATGGGCTCATGGGACCTGCGCTCGATTTAACGGATGTGGTTGAAGTGGTCGCCAAAAACTTGGGGCCGTCCGAGTTTCCGAGACAAGTTCCTGCCGGACTTTTAGTTCGACATGACGGCATGCACTATCTTTGGGTGAAAGTTTTGCCTAATGGGGATGTGACAGGATATGTTTGTCTTGAAACCGGAGAGTACAAGAGTGCTTTGCCGTCCGAGGGACGGGTTGCCATTGGCGCTTCGGTAGGAGTCAGGATGAAGCTAAAGGCCGACTCCTAAGTTGAATCCATCATACCGCAGTTTCTCGATTGCCTCTTTCATGGCCGTAATCGGCGCGCTATGCACGTAACCCATGTGCGGGGTTCTTTTGGCGTGCCCGCAAAGTCGCTCTTGAATGTCCATCGGCACGCCAGCTTGATCTAGCGCTGTGGTGAAGTTGTGCCGAAGCGAGTGAAAGACCTTAAGTTTATCAGCGATGCCGAGTTGGCACTTTAATCGCTCATTGAACCACCGAGGAATGAAGCGCTCGTAGCGTTGCGATTTTGCGCTAATGGCGAACCACTCGGGAAAGAAATGCGTAGCGCCTTTGGCGCTGAGATCGGCCACTCGCTTTTCAAAGCCTAGCGATAGCAGCGTGCTATGAACCGGGATGACCCGCCGATTTGAGCTACGGTTTTTTGTTTTTCCTTCAATGGTAATGCAAAGGCATTCGTGAAGGGGCTGAATATTGTCCAGTTTGATTTGAGCGCTTTCACCAGCGCGCGCCCCGGTGAATAGGGCCACGAGAAGCGCCCATTGTTTTTCGCCATAGGGAACGCTTGGATCAAACAGCGGCGCTGCAAAAATCTTCGCGATATCGCCGGGCGAGAAATCCTTACGGTTATCTTCACCGTTGTCTGGAACGCTATCGACCTTAACGCCAGAGGCGGGATTGTTCGGGATGATGTCGTTTCGCTGGCACCACCCAAGAATCGGGTGCAGTTTGCTCAGGTATTTGTCGTTTATAGTCCGAACGTGCAGCGTCTTGCAGGGCGCAGCTTGCGCCTGATTTGCCTTGATGGCTTCCGGCACTGTTTGTCCGCGAAATAGCTTCCGGTAGTTCACCGGAAGGTCTTGCAACATCCGCTTAAAGGTCCGCACGTCCGCTTTTGTGATTGCGCCCACGGCCTTTGCTTCGCCCATGCACTCGTCGAACATGCGGACCGTTGTTTCACTATCGTAGTCAGTGCGCGCCGTCGCGCGACGTTCCTTCATGTATTCCGGCAAAATTTGTGCAAGCGTTTTTCCGCCCTCGCCGGTGACGGTTTCGTTAGCGTCAACTTTAGGCGATAGCGCAAGCAGCGGATGACTTGGCATGCCATCCCCTTCGCCACGGTCGCGGTCATCCTTCCGCTTTTCAACCTCTAGCTGGATTGCAGCCAGTTGCCGGGCGAACGCGCGCCACTCAGGCGTTCCGCGTTGAGCTTTCAGGTTGCCATCCGCTACGAAAACGTCGATTGCCCATCCTATGATGGCATCGCATTCGTCATCGGGGGCCGTGCCGCTAGCTACACGCTGAAGACCCTTTGCACAGCCCGTCTTGGACCAATCACGCCAATCGGCATTGTAGTGTCCGGCGTTTCGCGTCCTGTCATCCGTTTCCAATTCGCGACTATAATGCGCGATGGCGACTTGTCGGGCTGTCAGGAGTCGTTCGCGCCTGAATTTCGTTTCGCTTTGACCGGACCAACGACTCGCCTCAGCCAGCGTTGCCCGCGCCGCAGCAAGCGTTGCCTTTTGCTTAGCCAATGCCGCGGGCAGCAAATCGTTGGCTTCCGAACGGCACATAGTGTCGAGCGCGGTCCAAAGCTCTTTTTTGCCGACGATGTCTCGCAGCGGGACGGGAACAACAAGGCGGCTGTGATACCACCCGGCTTTTTCAACGAGATGACGAATGGCGCCCATTTGGTCGATTGATTGCTGTTTCATAAGCACAGTTATAGCGCTCTGCGAGCGCTCTGAATTTGGAGAAGACATTGTAGAACAAAAATGGAGAATTAGCCCGTACAATCAGGGCTTTCTTGCAATGTCAGTGGCTTAGAAAAGGCGCGCGGAGTGTCCTCTCGGCTGCACCATTTCCAGCCCACGCCGGCACCGTTGCCGGAGCTTTCAACAAGTGGGCGGCCTTTTGGCCGCAGGTGCAGTAGCTTGACAGGGTTGGGCGACGACCTAGCCTCGCAGGGCCGGTTCGCCAGACCGAGCCGGCCAAAAAGTATCCGCGGCCAGCGGGACACGACATAAAACCAATCTTTCCGACGGTGCGGGCAAGCCGGGCGCGTGGCTGTTC